CTTGGGTGGCGTCATCTTCGGGGAAGCATTAAGCAGATCAAGCTGACCTTCAGTCAAGGTCTGCAACCACTCCTCCTGTCCTTTAAAACGACTGTTCTCTTCCTGAAGCATAAGATCAATCGTTTCCTGACACTTGACACACCCTTCTTTCGCAGTTTTTCCCGCCACTGAATTATCTCCTTTCTCATTGGCAGTCACACCGCTTTGGGTGACGTACTCTACTTTTCTAACAACCGGAATTGGATCTCCGGTAAACACAACCTTACCATCATTAATAGTATACTGGCGACGGTACAATTGTTTCGGACCGCTACCTCTTTGCATAACCTCGTAAACACAATGGTCTGGAAATACTTCATGAAGAAAGTGGATCTTTTCTCCATCATCCATGAGGTCTAATTTGCTTTGCAACAAATTCATAGTTTCTGAAAATCCCTCATTTACTTCAAACTCGAGGGTTTGGATACCTGATTCGATAAATACTTTACGCATTACAGCAATCGACTCAGGATCCCATTTAAGCTCCTTTACCACTTTGATTGTCTCAGGTGGCACTAATTCACCTCCTTCCTTGTATGTCCTGACACCGCATCCATCCGCTATTGAACAAGCTCCAACAGCGTTGGGCAGTAGGGCCAGATGATCAGGACGATGATTTGTTGCGATGGCTTCGTACTCCTCACCACGCCACGAGCCCTGTTTTGGTGAATCATCAGTAAATACACCAACACTCACCTCAAGGGGTTCCCGTTTCATTATAGCCTCATACGTTTCTGGAGATACTTCTTGCAACCTTTCTTCATCCAGCCACGCCTCGGCTCGTAATCCATTTATAGTTTCATCATACACAGTATGAAATATTGTACCAACCTTTTCAGCATCTATTACACCAGGATGGTTGCATGAAACAGGTCTACCCTCTACCGTAGGATGATGAATAGCAATTGGTATTCCATTCCACGCTTGGGGAACTTTTGCCAACTCAGTACCGCTATGAAATAATGGCCCATTTGAACCGTTATGAACACCTTCTACCATCATTACAACAGGTACTACAATATGTTGACGTCCCTGATGCGTTTCACGGCGTACTTCATACATATTTGTTTCTAAACAAATAGTAGTATAAGTACCCATCTCAGGATTAATTGTCCGTTTCATTATGCAACCCTCCTTTGATACGTAGTTACATCAACTGGAAGTGCTACACACCTGCAATTAGGATGTAAAGGTATCATGCTTTCTATTTGATCCAATGAAAATATTCGACCTTCTAAAGCCAAACATTCTGGACAAACATTAAAACCAGCTGTCTTCCATTCAGCCTTTATCTTTACACCAACTACCCCCCAATTTCTATATTCCTGAATAGTAGCCTGATGATGCGCCCTGATAATTTCTGTTCGAGCCAACATCTTAGCTCGTCTTTCAGGGGATATGCGTCTTCCAAGTACATCCGTTATCCCTAAGTCACCATCTGGCCCTGATATAGTACGAACTAAACGGCGAGCCAACTCATCTGGGCCCAATCCTCTCGCTATTCCATCAGCAAGAATGCGACTGATTTGGGAATCCATAGCATCCGTGATTCCCTTAAGATCAGTAAACGTTCGGGTATATAGAATTCCTGCCCTATCCACATGCATTGGACTTCCAAATATACCCCAAAGTTCACCAGTAATTGTCTCAACTGCTGGCACCCCAACAAATCCAGCAGCAAGTAATTCTTTTCTACCCCTAATAACTCCAGCACGATATCCTTGTTCAATATATACGTTTGTCCATGCTTCTTCAACAGCCTCTCCAAGTTGTGTAGCTTCATATGTTTCAAGCACACCTAAACTAACTTGCTCATTCAACCACTCCATAAAAGCTGTTATTTTATCCTGAGAACGTGGAAAGTCAAATGCTTTTGATTGTGGCAACTGAAAAACTCTTATCCTAGGCATCGTAGCTTCTCTCATACCAAAACAATCACGTTCAAGTATGGCGCCTCTTACTAAACCACGTATCTTACGGAATCGTTTACCCATTTGACCAGCAAACGCATTCCGTAAAACAATTGTATGAGTAGGATCATATTGTCTAGACCGCTCATATGAACATACACTATGAGTACAATTTTGATGCCCACTTTTAACTGCAACCGTCATAGCTATATAAACCCCTTATGGAACCTATTAACTTTTCGCCTTGACTTAAAACCCCTGACTCAACCTATGTTTTTAAGGTGTGGAATTAGGACTCTGATCCCCGTTTCCCGGGCCTATCGCAACCGGAGGCATTTCCAACTCCTTAATTCGTTCAATCATATCTATTTCTTCTTCAGTAATACCAATTGATCTCATTTCATCAGCACGACGCAACTGATCTGAATCCAGACCCATACACAATTCAAGAAACAGATTAGGAGGTAACACAGCAGTAGCAACAATACCTGCCTGCAAATATGCCCGTAATGCCTCTGCTCTTGTTCTTCCAACTTCCGCCTGTTCCTTATCAGACATTGCCCAAAGATCAGACCAACCAACAACAAATTCACCACCAGTTGGTTCTGGTAGTATTCCATACTCAATCAAACGAATAACTACTGGCCGAACTATACTTGGTTCTGCATGTTCCTCACGGCGCTCCTGAACAGCTTCCAACCAATTAGCCTTATCCTGAGTACTTGCAAGGTCACCAATTTCAGAACCAAGTAATACCCTAAATGGAATCCCCTTAGCAGCACTGATCATTTGTACCTGAACTTGAACATGCTTAGACGGATCTGCAACCTGCGGAGCTAATGCTACCCATTCAATGCCTTCAGTTACTAATAGTCTACGAAGATTATTCTCAAACTCATCAAGTTCATCCTGCATATCATCTTTAACTTCATCAGTAATACTAAATTGGGGATCAACCTTCCCCTGATATCCCGGTCGCGCACCTCTCCAAAACATTTCAGCGGAACCACCAACAATCTTTTCAAGGTCCTGAAGATTATTATAAATGACCTTAAGTTCGGATTCACCTTCTATTTCAGATTCTAATTTTCCACAAATTACATGAACAACTCGTGTGTGATGAACCTGCACAGTTATGGAAGCAGAATTATACGCTGTATTTATTTGTATATTATACATTTCTGGCATTCCAAATCTTGGATTATTTGGATTTTGCACAAATGTCAATATCTTTGCAGATTCCTCACTCAAAGGCCGTACATATAAAAGTTTTCTTTTGCCTGGCTTTACGGGATTCATATACCCACTAATATCTCTAACATCATCAAGTCCTAATAGCAAAACTCCATAACATCCCATGGAAGTCAGTGTATCAAGACGTCTTAGTGCATCTTTAAAATAAAGTGGGTCAGAACATAATGAACCCCAAGCCAAAGCAAATGGTGTTAAATCTTCGTGATATCCTGGTTCTGTAATATTAAGTGCTCCGCGCCATGTAGCCTTTACTGGTCTATCAATTACAGCAGTTGCCATAGGATTACGCGAATATTGTGCTGCAAAATGCCGCCATTCTGGGTCAGTATTATACCCCAAAGCCTCATAGATATTCCTATTGTCATCATAGGATTTGCCTAATCGGGATATAAGTGAAGCCCGATCAAGCAACGCGCCATAAGAAGCCATAATACGTCTAGCACGTTCTGGATCATCTATCTGCTTATTCACCAATGCTGGTACATCACGGTATGTTCTTATCAAGTGATGCGCTTTTTCCATAAGCTCTTTAGGGTATTTTGTACGTTTCATAATTAGCTACCGCCTTCACGCTCTGCTCTCAACTTATCAAGTACATCCGTAACGTAAGTCAACTTCTGTTCATCCAATTCAATTTCAGTAGGAAGTTCACCTTTCTCTTTCCAGATTTCAATCAACTCTGCCCCTATCATAGCAGCAGTACGAAGAATCAATAAACAACTTCCAATACTAATTGGTTCTGGCATCTTTTCATTCCTCCCTTTTACCAAACTACGCCACTTATAACACCATTATCCACCAAAATCTTCAAACCTATTTGTGCCATCCGATCTAGATATGACTCTTGGGTAGCAAGCAAAATAAGCAAATCTTTCAATGCACGCTCATCATTTACCCCTACCACAATTAACTTCAAAGTCTCAACATACGCATTATGAGCATCAACTATATTTCTATCTGCCTTAACGTACGCAATCCAATTAGAATCATCAATATAAGGTTGAATTGGTTCCACACCAGTTGCAACAGCATCCTCATAGTTCAAACGTGCAGATGCAGCCATTTTTTGAACACCAGTGTAAATAATGTAATTAGACTTGGACACCTTTGTTGCAACCATAGCTTGGTTAGTAGTACAACTTTGCAACGTAACAGCTGACATACCTACCATCATAAACACAATAAATCCTATAAAAAATGGATTTATTTCACGAATTTGGTAATTTTTCATAACTTTTCTCCTGTCTTTTTAATTGCCTCACGCCCAAAAATCATTCCCAAACCAGCAACCAGTCCAGCAATAGCAGCTTGATAATCAATCTGACCAGTAGCAAACCCAACTATTGTAATGAGTGTAGTTGCTGCACCAAGTTTACCTGTTTTGGTACTAAGTGTTGCTTTGATATACACTAAAACATCTTTCATGCTTAATTCTCCTTAGTTGTTAGACGTTCCATTACTACCATCTGGCTCATCATCAACAAATTCAGCATCTATAATATCTGAAGAAGGCGGTAATTCTTTAATATTACCACTAATCTTCAAACCTGCACTTGCTAATGCTGCAAGTTCTTTAGCATTAAGTCCAGATAAATCAGTCTTTTCAGTAAGTTCAATTGGTCCACCATTTGGTCCAGAATGCTCAGTTTTATAAACATCCTGCCAATTTCCACTGATTTTCAAATCATTTCTAGACTTATTCTTCAACCAAAAAATGCCGGCAGTTACGTTTGGTATTACATGCTTTCTTACTTCTACTGTTACAGCTTTCTCACCATCTTTACTTCTTAAAACTTTAACTTCTTGCTGATAATAATCATATCCAGTAGCACGTTTAAACATCGCATGCGCTACTTCTGCATTTGCATGTATTCTACCTTTATGTAATGCTTCTTCAAATTCTGGATAGTTAGTCTTCCACTCAGATATTGTCCATGCACTAACACCAAATGCAACTGCAAGATCCTTATCTGCTAAACCAAGAAGTGCTAATTTAAATACTCGTCCTGGCATACTTTCATCATATTTCTTTGCTGCCATTATGCACTCCTTTTACTTCTTAAAGATCTTGCAAATTTCTTTTGAGCCAACAAATTAAACGCTCCAGAAGAAGCATCAATTTGATCTTTAAACGTTCCAAATGGAAAAAATCGTAACTCTTCAATGTAAGACGTATTCCAGATACCACGCAAAAGTATAACATTTCCTATATTCACCTGAACGCTATACGGATCAGCGCGAACAACCTTATCCCCAGTTGGTCTGTCAGCGTACGCAGCATACCCAGCTAAGTTCTTTATACTTGCTTTAACTGAATCCACACCTGCACTTGCTGGCTCCTGCTCTATATGGATTCTAACCCGCATACCATCTGCTTCAGCAGTTGCCCTCATGTGTGCTTCACGTCTTTCAGTTGCCCATCTTCCACGAACTACATCCATGACTACAAATTTACCACTTTTTAAACGACACATTTTGACGCCGGCTGTATATTTACCAGCATCTTGTGTTGCCGCCTTATCCCAATAACGAATTACTTGTGCTATCTGACCAACATCAATGGAATCTTGAATCTGAAGAAATTCTACCTTGAAAAGTGCTCCACCAGGAGGCACTGGTTTTTGTCCAATCTGACCAGCAAATCCAAACTGACCTAAAACAGCCTCAAGGTCATTCAGTACTTCTTGTCCCATTCTATTAGAATCAAGTAATCCATTTACATAAAATTTCTTCAAAGACTGTGGCTTCACTTCATCCCCGTAATTAATTGATTCTCCTGGCAAGCATATATGACGAACTCTTTTACCTTTTTGCTTTAACATTCTAGATGTTGGATCATCTTGGTGAAGTCTCTGCATTATAAGTATTGTGGTTGAAACCTCTTTATCCGTCTTTCTTGTTGGCAGTGTATGTTCCATCCAATAATTAGCACTAGCCAATTCAACTTCAGATGCTGCCTGTTGTGGATTAAGAGGATCATCAACCCCCAATATATCGGCATGATATCCCGTCATAGTACCACGACCTACAGATGTAGAAAACCGATTTCCTCCTGGCTCCTCCCTACCGTCCGCCCACATTTTCACCATT